TGCACTGGGTCATCTATGCCCAGTGCTTTGCATACTCGGAACACCCAAGTCAACCTATGATTGACTTTGAAGTGTTCCTTCATTCGCTCTACTCGCCCTGCTCGTTTTTTTGACCGGCATAAGATTCGTTCCAGTCAGTAACTGCTTCAATAAGTGAATCCAGTTTCAAGCCTTCAAGAGAGAGCAATTCCTTGCTATCACCTTCAGTGAATAAGTTATTTCCAGACTCGTCACAAAGCTGGTCAATCAGCATGTGAACTCTGTACTTTAACTTAGCGTCATCTGACTTCTGCGTATTCTCGTCGAACATCGCAGCAACACGCTTGGACCTTTGTAGCTCAGTTAGTGGTTTAACAAAAACATCGCCCCATCCATCCACCTCAATCTTTGAAACAGTTGGTTTAAGTGCAAGCAGCTTTTCTCTAGTTAAAGTCATCAGAAGCTGCCTCCTCTTGTTCAGCGTCTTTGTCCTCGAATCGAGATTTTATTTTCTCTTCATCAGGTGCATCGACATGTCCAGCTGTGTCGCCAAGGATATGCTCTACATCAGCCTTAATAACTTTCACCTCTTCTGGCGAAAGCCTTGTGATGAAAACAATTTTAGATCCGTAGTCCCATGACTTATAGCCAACACAAACTCCGTCAACCACAACACGATATTGCGGCAACGTTTCTTCTTTTTGTGTTGCCATATTCTTGCCCTTGTGGGGCAGAAGTTCCACCTTCATTAGAATACCTCTTAGTTAAAGAAAGCAGGGATGCAAAGCATCCCCGCATACAAAACAATAAACAACTATCAGGCAGCGCCTGCTGTCCAAGTTGGCCCAGTAAATCCATCGAAGCAGAAAGTAAAGCTGTACTCAAGAAGCTGGTTGACAGCCAAGTCGGGCAAGTCAAGGCTTGAGATAAAACCAGTTCCGCTTAGGATTCCACCACCAGCACCATCGCTGTAGGTTGGGAACGTAATTGTAATTGTGTCTGACTGACCAACTACAAGATCTCCTGGGGTTGCATCAGCTGCATCATCTCCAACGTCATCATTTGGCGCCCATAGCATGGTGACAGTACACTCACCACCATCAGTTAAGTCGCCAGCGATATACTTGTTATACCCCTTATCCTCAATACAAGTGATGTCGATTTTCTCTTGAGTCCAGTTAGGAAGAGTGATCGAGCGAACACAAGCATTGAAGGCAGTAGAAGTTAAAGTGACGGTGCAGCCTTGGCCGGTGCGCCCTTTAAGGTTTGTTGCCATTATCTAATTTCCTGTTAATCAAATGGGTGGTAAGTAATAAGGAAGGACTGAGATGTTCTAAACTGCCATCTGTCAGTCCCATCGTTTGGTATGTCCACTAAGTGGATCTTTCCAGTAGCTTGCGAGATGCCCTGTATGTCAGTCCCGCTATACGAAGTTGAAAGCAAGTTATTGAGAGCAACTCTTACGGCTTGAGATACATTGTCTGCTGATTCTCTGCTAGTACCAACAGCTTCTATGCGAACTCTAGCTTCGTCAAAGTTAATCATGCCAATGATAGAGTCAGTTGAATCTTCCGAGGTGATATACATATACACACAAGGCTTCTCAACGTCTTCAGGAACAAAGTCGGCATAGACCCTTGAACCAACAAGTGCAGAAACACCAGCGTCAGCTTTGAGCTTGCTTATAAGCTGCGGCAGTAAGCTAGACATCGTTCTCACCTCTTAGTTCAATACGTCTCTCCATCTGAAGTCCATCAGCGTCAATGACGCATGTTACACCATACTTCACTCCATCAATAACGCACCTGTGTTTAGCGGTAACATCTTTGGCCCCGAAGAACTCGCCATAGGCAACATGAGTTGTCTTGGCATTTGTCATTCGACCTCGGATAACTTCACCACCTACCGTAGTAATCAACTCGCAAGGCCAACCGCTGGTAATAACGGCCCAGTCATTGTTGTCGCCATAGGTAGGCTGTCCGTATGAATCAACGTTACCGTTATGCTGGTAGAACGTTGCAGTCCATCGTCGCATACCTACTCGCTTGCGAATAGTCATTACGGGTATGTACTCCTCATTAGAGTCATTACCAATTTCTCATAGGCAACCTCTTGTGAGTGAAGCGAACTTCCTTCCTGTGCAGGATCAAAGAACCACTTGCCAACACAAAGCATGATTGCCGCTTTCATTGACCTTGGAACAGTTGTCGCTGTATTGCCGTACCCAGCAGTAAAGATTATCTCAACCTTATTGCTGTTCTGCTCACTTGATGTATCAGGCCACCTTTCGCCAGCGGCAGGCCAAAGCCTAGTCCTTCCAGCATCATAAGTGTACTTGGACGGGTCAAGCGTTTGCTGAACACCATCCGAGTCATAATACTTAACAGAAACAATGTTCGTGATTGCTCTCTTGTACAGTTTGATCGAGCCGTAAGCATTATCAACCTCGTCCCAGCTAAGCTGGGACTGTTTGTAATTTGCGGTTACGATCTGCCTGTCAATGTCGTCTTCTAAGCGTTCTGTAGCAGCCTCAATCAACAGTTGTAAGTGACTGTCATGAGTTGTATCAGTTTCGCTTATCCTTAGGTGCTTTTTGACTTCGCTTAGGCTTACTGGAAGATTGCTCGGGTTTGTCACCCTTGTCAGAGTCCAATTCGTCGGCATCTTCTTTTACCTCTTCGAGTACGTTAAAGTCAAACAAAGTCTTGATTAGACCAGAACTCAATGAGTCTGCGTCTATCACCCTGCCCGCCTCGAATCCGAGACGGGCAAACTTAAATCGTACTTTCATTAGGTCAAGGTAATTTTCGAGAGAACCTCAGGATTTGCAATGGACAACGATACCCTTTGCGTACATTGAACGCCGATCTGATCTGTGTTTGCATAAAGCTCTGTCAGAGTACGGAACTCAGTTCCTCGACGCTCACCGAAGTAACAGCCAAGGTTCAAGTCTCCGAAGACTGCCAAGCAGTTACCTGAACCAGCAACAGCTGGCAAGGTATGAACAAAGTTCACAGGGTAGCCAAGCAGTAACGGACGCTGGCCTGCTTCAATGTTGGTAATATTGTTGCCGCCTGCTGCGTTCAAAAGATCGCGTACTGCTCCATTGAACAAACTTGGATTGATATACCACTCGTTTCTTGCACCGACAACGTGTGTATCAACTCCTGCTGCACATGCTGTGAAATCCGTAAGCGCAAGTGCGCCTAGATTTGCAACATTAACATCATTGACGGAATCATTGTTCTCAATACCTTCTAATTCCAATCCGCCTGACTTTCCAATGAATAAATTGGTGTCTTCCTCAATGGCTAAGGCGTAAGCGATGCTCTGGACGACAGTATCAAGCATTGGAATAATACTATCTTCGTCCAATTCACGACTGATTTTTGTAAGTGCAGTCATCTTCTTTGCCACGAGCTGGACTTGAGCGAAGGTAAGATCACTCGATCCGATTGCAGCAGCCTCATTTGTATAGTTAATCGAGACATGACCAGTCAACTTTGGAACGTCCCAAGTGTTTTGGCTCATGACAATGCGGCGGCATTTTTGCCGAGCAATTCCATATTCTTCCTGTAAGTTAATTAAGGCATTGCTTAAAGGTGCTGGGGTCGTAAAACCACCTCGATTGTCAGTTCCGATGCTAAGGTCGTTCATGAAGCGTTTTGCTTCTTGATTGCCTGCAATCGCTCGCAAGTATTGACCAGAAACATAGGCGTCTTCTGATGATGCGAAAATTTTTGATCGTTGTCCTGCTGCCACTGCTGGGATCTTCATTTTTGGTTCTTCCTCTACGGATGGTTGGACAGCCTCTGCTGAGACTGAAGGTTGAGACGCTGCTTGGGCTTCTGCTTCCCGCTTAGCCAAGATTTCTTTTTTAATTGATTCTAGTTGAAGGGCGGAATCAAGCTCACCCTCGAGTTCCGAAGCGCGTGCCTGAAGCTTTTTAAGCTCATCAAGTCCTGCCTCCTCGGTTAAAGCCAAGGCCTCAAGCTCTAGCGAAACTTCGCTAATCTCAGCCTTAATGTCGTTAGGATTTCTTCGCACAGTTTTCTCCTTGCGAAAAAGCGTAAAAAGGGTGTCAATTTGACAGGTTTCTTAAAGAAGACTGCCATTTTGGCAGTCTTATCGGAATATACACTATCAGGCGCTAAAAGTCAAGCGCCTGATTCTACTTTAGCTTTAATCGGAGTCTTCGAGCAGATTCTTGAGCCAAAACTTGAACATTTGGCATAAAAGCCTTGACTTTAATTTCAGATTCTGCTTTAGGCTTGTACTTCTTGCGAACGTCAACAATCTCGTCAACAAGTCCCATTGCAAGGGCCTTATCGGCATCTAGCCAAGTCTCTGCATCCATTAGGGCAAGCCACTCATCAACATCGCCACCAGCCTTAGACTGATATGTCAGCGCAATGTCCTTGTCCATCATTTCCATAATGTCTGCCATTGACCGAAAGTCCCGACAATTTCCAACAGCCGCGGACCAAGCCCGATGTATCATGTATTTACCGCTGGAGTTAATTAACACCCTATCAGCACTACACGCCACCACAGTGGCGATGCTGCAACATTGGCTGTCAATATGTACTGTCACGTTGCCGTCATAGGCTACAATCGCATTGTGGATACTTAATCCATCAGTAACGCTGCCGCCTGCTGAGTCCAAGTGAATAGTCAAATCTCCACTGTGTCCGTCTAAGGCCGTCAGGAAGTCGTCTGCTGAGATGTATCCATCGAAGTCTCCGATGCCACCTCGCATCACAATTACACCGGCCTCTGGGTCAGTCTCAAACTTCATCGTTGTTTTCCTCTTCTGTTCGATCTTCTTGTTCTGGAATAGGGTTTTCATCTGACTCGCTGCCAGACATCTCTTTTTCTTTTTCTTGTTGTGCCTCTTGCATCTCGATCCCATGCTCATGCTGTCGCTCTTGTTGCTCGCGCTGAGCTTTCGCATGTGGATTGTAGTCGTCATTTAACTCTACAACTGGCGGTAGCCCGTGAAGCTCTCTAACTTCATTGCCATTGATGACCATTTGCTGACGAAGGTTATTTGTGTATTGAGCCATAGACAATTTGTCATGCCTAAACAAACATGAAGTGTCAAGCTTATACCTAAAGTTGCCAGCAGCCTCTTGCCTTGCAGACAACAACTTCTTTGCAAGTTCATCTTCAATCTTGTTGATCCAACGTCCAAGGCAGTTAGTAACGTATGCTGCATTTCGTTCAGTAACTGACTTGTATGTTGACCCAGTGTTGTCTCCAAAGACACTTTCAAGCAAGAAGATCATAGCAGTTGACTCTCGCTGAAACTGTCTCTGCTGAACATACCCTTGAGTGTTAGTATCATTT